ATGAGAAAAACTCAAACGATTGAAAAGACCGGCAAACTCTGGAAATTCCTCAAATTGATTGCCATGATTTTATTGATTATCGGGGTTGTATATTCTTCCAAACATAATACGGCGGCCGCGGTCGCCTGCCTTGTCTTTGGTTTATTACTCGGCATCATCGGATGCTTGGGCGCCTGGTGGTTTCACGGTTAGCTTATTATTTTTAGAAGGGAGGTTAAAAATGTTCCTTTATGTTTTGGCGGTCGTATTTGTCATCATAGGCATTTTGCTTTTGGTCATCAGTTTTCTCAACGATGCTTGTGAAACAAAAGGCGCGGGAATGTTCTTTATAATCCTCGCGGCGGCGATGTGCCTGCTCAAATCCTATCTGGCAAATCCCGCTCCCGTGAATGATTTTCTGAGGTCTTTGACTTCGAGATAGTATCCAATGCCTCATCCGCAAGATTGCCGATTTGCAGAATCTCAACCTGCATTCCTGTTATTTCCTTTTGGATTTTCTCGACATCGATCGGCTCGATGAATCCCTGCCGCAGTTTTGAAACGCACCCCCCTGCCTTATTGACCACTTCCACCAGCAGAACCGCCAGCCGGCGGATTTCGACTAATTGATTATCGGGTATATTTGCCATTATTGGAACTTACCTTTCGGGCATTTTGTGCCTCGATGCAAGATACTTTCCCACTTCATACAAGATCTTATCGGACATTTTTCAGTGCAATTTATGCACTTTTTGCCGCGTTCAACGTATTCCTCTTTTGTAAGTAAATCGAGTTTTTCATTACTGGATAACTTATATCCTTCATATCGACCCATCTCTGCTTTATAATGTGATTTCAAAATCTTTTCAACATCAGGTTCACTATCCTTCGGAATCAATAATATTTTATCCGCCTGAATTACTTTCGGGCTTTGATTTGCCTGTTTTTGTGCTGGAACTTGCCCCTTTTCTATGACCCATATACCACACTTGCTGCAAAATAATTTTTTATCGCTTATATGCCTGCATCCAAGTCCTCCATTTCCAAATTTACACTCCTGCACCTGTTCAACAATCATCTCCGGCGGATTTGTCTTACAACAAATTGTATTGTTGACTCCAACTATCATAATTTAGATACCCTTATGGATAACAAGGTAAGGCCGTAGACCAACCGCTTACTTTATCCACCCCGCACCTTGCCTTAAAATGAAATTTAAGGCCTTGACCACAATTTCCCACTGGAACATTCCATGTTCTACTTGTCTGCCAACCGCTATTTATTGAGGAATTAGTTGAGCACTCAAAATAATATTCAACTCCTCCACCACCCGTTGCTTCATAATCTTGGTTTTCCTGGTCAGAATTTACATTAGAATAATCCCTATGGGTAGGAGAAAAATCATAAGAATAACAACCACCATTTGCTACAGCAGCCTCCATATGACATTGACAGTTCTGACCAGAGCCAGTCTCATATGGGACTACTTCCCAACTTATAGGAGTAGGTATAGAATTTCCTGATTTTAATGGGGTAACTGTCCCACTCCAACCCTTTGGAACATAAAAAGTATAATAGCCATCTGAATCAGTAACAGCATTCAGACCATTCATTGATACTCCTTCAACTCCAACACCATTTTTGGTTACACGTCCTGAAATTTTACATCCTTTCTTCTCACAACAATCATCAGGAATCTCTATAGTGAACTTTGTCATTGTCGAGTTCCATTCACCATAAAAAGTATCATTACATATTGGATTATCGTCATCCTCAATCGTAAGTGCAACCATTCCGGCGTGTGTACCTTCCCAAACAGGCATAATACAATAATTTCCACATCCAGCTAAATTTATTTCCGCTGACCCTCCATAAGACATTCCATTTAAAAAATTAACAGCACAATTTGCAGCATAGTCTATAAAATAATCCTTAGCCATAACTGGTGGGTCACCATCATACATATAACGCAAGTATAGGTCAGCACCTACTGGCCCAATAGGTGCAAAACAATGCCAAGTTAAAGCTATTATCCAATACTCCGGTCCACTATTAGCTATTTTTTTTCTACAACCCCCAAAACAATAACCATTTATACAAACAGTTTCTCCATTTTCAATTATGTCAGCACAATCAGGGTCATTAACATCCAAGATAAATTCAAAACCATTTGGTGCAGGGGGAAATCCTGTAGGATTTCCAACACCAGTAAACATACATTTCACTCTACAAGGCCAGCCAGATAATCCCTCAAAAATACTCGGTGTGCAGTGGTTACAAGGGGGACAATACTCCTCACAAATTATACCTACTCCTTGTAAAAATGTTCCACTAATAGTTCTGCTCATTAACAACCTCTATGCTGGAATATCTGACCTGCAGGTTTCCAAGTACCGTTATCGTTCCGAACAGAAATTTCTAAACCATCAACCAAGTGTGGATCTGCCTGATTAAGATTTCCACCACCCGAAATGCTACAATGAACTTCAATTTGTGTTCCCGTCTCATCAGTATCAAGATAACAAGTAATCTTTGTATCCCCTGGTGCATCGCCCTTACAAAATGCTCGATGAATTTCACCAATCCCAACCGCCGGCACACCCACCCATCGTCCCTTCCCTTCATCATCCACCGTCCAGCAGGCAATAAGTACATCATTTATGGCAAGATTATGCTGGCCGGCACTCGGATTCCATTCGGCGAGGTTGAGGACCTTGACCGCTACCGGCGTCTCATCCTTGTCCCAGATTTTGGCGGCGCCGTTTGTTAAATCCCAGTCCGCATCGACAATGACCTGCTCATAACACTTATAGACACCATCTCCCGTATCATTCTCGTGGACCTTGAAAATCTTGATATTGGTCCCGCCACTTACACCGCCCCGCCGGCGGGGAATCTGTCTATCGCGGCCGTGCTCGAACCAGCGAAGCATATTCTGCAGCCGCCAGGCATCCTTCGATGATAATAATATCCCATCAGACATTGTTCATTGTCCTTTGTTCATTGTTGATTGATTTCGATGAACTCTGAACTATCAACTATGAACTTCTTCATACTGCCGACGCCTGCAGTGTAACCGGCCTGTTCGATATGACTTTATTTGTAAATGTGACAATATTCGGATCAAATTTGACTGCCGCATCATCATCAATCTTGAAGGTCGTTACCGTACGCGCCTGCTGGGATTTTGTAAAATCGACTGTTCCCTTGCTGCTTATATTACAGGTGCCGATGGTGCCTGTGGAATTACTGATGATATTGCCTCCGTATGCGTTAATCGTGGTTATGGCCCCGCTACCTTCAGTTATCAACTCGCCCGCATAGTTATTGATAGTCGTCGCCCCGCACTGGAGCAGGCAGAACCCGCCCTTTTTCGTCAAAGTCGCCAGTGTAACCCCAGCGCCGATATATACATTTGCATCGGATTCGACATTATCCACATATCCGAGAGTGATGCCGGCCCCGGTCGAGACCTCGCCGGTCTCTATGGCGACCCCTACCTCGCCCCTGCGGACCTCTAAAGTCGTGGCGGCATTGACGTATTTCAATCTTATGGCCGGCCTGGTCGTGTCCGCCGATATTCCGGCGTTGAAAACAATGATTGTCGATGCAGTCGTTCCCAAATCAAGCTTGATTAAGCCGCTTCCCGCTGCCTCTCCCGGGCCGAAATGATAGCCGATATTGGCGAGTGTGGCGCCAATCTGCAGATATGCAGATGCGGTGCCTATTGACCCTGTGAAACTCTGCGCTATATTCAGTGACCCGAGCACTACCGCCGACTGGTTGAGTCCGGTCAGGACCGACTGACTTGAATTCTCAAGGTAAACATTGTCCGTCGCAACCGGCATGCCCGAAGGCAACCAGTTCGCCGCATAATCCCAGGCACCTTCATGCCCGGAAACATTTCCTAACCATATTTTTGTATCTGCCATATTTCACCTGTTTATCAATTACCAATTATTAATTACTAATTACCAATCTATACTTTTATATTTAATGCCGAAAACGGTAATTTCGGCCGCGTCTCAAATACGAGATAAACTACATTTCCTGCGGCTATTTCACTTGGAAAAAGAAATTTACCGTTGCCATTTAATGGAACCGACCCGCTTAAAGGATTTCCATCCAAATCTAAAGCCCTCCGATATTTATGATTGCCCTCTTCATCAGTTTCATCGCTTAACTCCCAGTATCCCTGGTCCAATGTCCTTTTCACCCAGCCGTATTTTTTACCGTTGATTACAACCACACGAAAATGAATCTCATAAGTTTTCTTGTAATACTCACCATACTTGTCATCATAGATTTTATCCCCATCAAACACAGCGCATTTTGCGTGCCCCGGCCCAAAGCCGAGGAACATATCGCTGTTAACCGACCCTTTATATCGACTGGCCTGCAATTGGTCAAAGACCCGCACATTGCGGACATATCGCAGCACCAAATCATGCATCTCATCCGTAGGCGGCGGGTCAAATGCTTCCCCTGCAGAAGTCAATATAGGCACATCTATTTTTCGAGTACCAGGTTCGATTCGGGCCAGCGCCCTGTCTATCGGTTCATCGCTTGTTACGAACGTCCAGCTTATCTCCGGTTTTCGTATTAATGGGTCCTGGGTTTGTTCGGTACCGGCAGGGTCATTTGAATAATTGCAGGTGACCTCATAAACGAATGCTCCCTCGGCAGGCTTGACCTCCCGGTTGATAACGAACATATACCCGTCGAAAGGATGCTGAGCGCCATAAGGCGGCACAGCAAGGCCAGTCTGGGGGTCTCTTGCCTTTAATGCCAATATTGGTCGCGCTATAGGGTTATCGTTAGTATCGAATTCGACCGTAAATGTCCGAATTGTGGTCCTTTCCGTGGCGGTTTCCTTGACCGTCCTATTTTCCCAACTTTCTATTACGCTTTTTATCGCCATTTGCTATTTACCATTCACCAGTTACCTTTTACCAATTACCAATTACCTTCATTTGAAATTTGAAATAGCCTGTGTCACATCTAATGCCTTGACCGCATCTATCACATTGTTTAAGGTTTTATTCGTATTTTCGATGAGCCGTGCCATCCTGCCCGTATTTTTCGCGGTCTCATCGGTATTGCGTTCGGTCTTATCGAATTTTGTCCCCGGCGCAAAGGTCAGGCGCACCGCCTCCTCCCACGGCAATTTTTGCTCGCTTTTCTTTTTGGCTTTCGTTCCTTTTTCCAGCACCCCTTCCGGCAACTTGGCGTTTTTCAAAATCTCACCGATATCAATCGCCGTCGGATAAAATACCTCTACTATTTTTTTCGACATCTCCAAAGTCAAACCGCCGAGTTGCTCTTTTAGGGCCAGTTCGGTCTTAGTCAATTCCCGTGCGGCAATTACAGGTAACTCTTTGAGTGTTGATTCGAACCCTTCGAGCAGGCCAGTCCATTTCCAGTCGGCCTCTCCGCCCTTCAACCATGTCCAGACAGCTACAAAAAAATCTTTTATATTCGTCCACATATTCGCGAATATTGTCGTTGTTGCGTTCCAAATGTTAGTGAAAATCTGCCTCCAGTTCTCGGCAAAATAGGTTAAATAGGCCGGCATTGCCGTTCCAAAGAAATGCTTTATGTCTTCCCAGAAATTGATAAGCCCCAGTTTCACTGCCGTCCATGCTATATCAAGAGACAATCGCCAGTTTTCGATTATTACAATGGCAACCCTGAACCCATCAATCATTCCCCTGACAGGTCCGCTGACGGCCCCGCCTAATTCTTCCTTGAAATCGTGCCATTCATTTTTCAACTGCATCATACTCCCCCCCTGCGTATCTATCTCGCCGGTCGCCACATTATAAAGTTCAGCCCCTCTTTTAAGGACATCGTGGAATATTTCGGCCTTGGATTTTGTATTATCAAATGCAATACCTTGTCTTTGTAATCCCAATGTGATACCTTCAGCACTCTTGGCAACTAATTTCATCGCCTGTTCTAAATCTATCTTAAATTTCTTTGAGTACCCGATTGCCGCGATTGTGGCTGCTTTAAGTGTATCGCTGGAGAATTTGCCTATTGAAACCCCCATACTCATTACTTCCATTGCCATCTCATCACTTATGGTAGTCGTCCGCTGTATCTCGGCAGCAAATTCCCGCAATCCTGAAATTACATTTTTATCTGTAATCCTCAAATATGCCAAGGATTCTGTCAAATGTTCAATGGCCATCTCATGTTCCTGATATGCTGCTATGTTGCTTTTTACAAACCCGATGATTTCCCTTGCTCCGAAATATAGCCCCGCCGCCATAGCCGCCCTTTTAATCATGCTGCCAAGGCCCCCTGCCGCCTGGCCTACCCGTCCGAATGTTGCGCTGGCCTCGTCCCTCGCCTTAATTACTATATCCACGCTTTGCATATTAATCTAAAATCCCTAATTTCGATTTCCAGTGTGCTTTTTCATTCATAATAAACTGTGCTGCATCGATAAAAATCTTCGCCTGGTCGATCGCCCCGCCCGCAATCGGCGGCAGTCCTTTTTCGTATAATTCCGCCAATTGCATCGCCTGCCAGACGTCCTCTGTTATTAAATCCAGCGGGCATTCTGTTACATCTATCTGACCTTCCTTGCATTCCGGACATTTCCAGCTTTTGTCCTCATTTTCATATTTGCCCTCGCAGGCAGGACACAACATCGAATTAAACGGCGTTATTATTGCTTCTTTGTTTCGGTATTTGCATTTGTCCGGCTCTTCGCATTTCCCTCCGGTATAGAAACAGACGCCGCCATACCTAAGTCCTGATGCGAGTCTAATTTTTTTTTATCTGAAAAATCCCGCCCTTGTTTCAATATCTTGGCAATCAATTCCATCGCTTCGTGCATCGTAACGACGTCCTCGAATTTCTTAATATCAAATAGTATCGGCCCGCTTTGCGGGTCGACTATATTGACCCAACCGACAAGTTTTGTCGTGGCTGTTTCGAATATTTTGTCCATCACCTGTTCGGCATCTTTAATACCTTCAAGTTGGTCATTAAACTGGGCGATTTTCCGCCACTGTCTGCAGGTTAGATATTGATAAATAAATCTCGGTTGTGTTTCGCGGGATTTGTCCTTATCTCCGTCGAGGATGATTTCGAATGTCTCATTCGGTTCAAGTGCTAACGGCATTGTTTTTCTCCTTTTCTTTATTCGTCGATGAACTATGAACTATCGACAATGAACTTATATATTGTTTCTGGACGTCCGCCGGCAGGTCCTGCCAGATGACCATAATCTGCTCATCGGTTGCCTCTTCCAGCCCGCCCCTGTTGGCCAGCACCGCCTGCCTTATTTTTTTGGTTTCTTCCTTCATAAATTCCCTCAATTCTTAAATCAAAAATATAAAATCATAAATCATAAATCTTCTAAGCCGCCGCCGCAGCAATCGTTACCGCATCGTTGCCGCTACTGTGGTTGCACTGGCCGGTAAGGTCATAAATCTGGATGCCATCGCGGTCGCCTTCCTTGAGTTCCTTATACTGGACCGCCGGCAGCGTAATTGTCACCTTGGTCGTGCCGTTGGTAAGGACCAGGCTCACCGCCGCCGGAGTCCCCGCCAGCCATAACCCGTAATAATCATGGTCGGCGACAAGTGCGGCCTCCGGGTCGATACTCAATACCGGGTCGTAATCGGTAATCATATAATAGATAATCCCGCCGGCGGCGGTCATATCGTATCTCGGCACCACCTTGCAGCCCAGCTTCAGGCTGAATTTTGCTATTTTTATTGTCGCATTTGCCAGTGTGAATGTCCCTCCCTGCATTTTCAGGACCGCCCCTGTCCCCGGCGTCCAACTTGGCAATGCTCCATAGACCGGCGCCTGCCATATCCCCTGAAAATCGAAATCGCACATTACCTTCCCGCCGTTTTCGCCTCCGATTGTCAAATCGCTCGATGCCCCTCTCAGTCCCTTCTGGACCCCATCTTCGAAGACATCGATTGATATGGTCTTATCATCCGCGGGCGCGGAGTGGATCTGATAGGATTCGCTTGTTTGTTTCAGTCCGCAACCCTGCAGCAGGATTGCCAGTCCCGTATCCATCCCCGATGTGCCGTTGCCCCGCAGTTCCGTCTTGAACTTGCAACTGCCGGACAGTGCCCCTAACGTCCCGACCCGTTCCTGTCCGCGGTAAAGACCCGTCCCTTTTCGCTCCTCGAAGGGTGCGGTCGAGTCTATCGCAAGGTCATATGCCAGTATTGCGCTCGTGGCGGCGACCTTGGTGCCTTTTGCGGATTCGGCCAGGACCTTGATTACTTTTTTTCTCGTTAATAATAGATTAAAATCTGCCATCTTTGTTTCTCCTTAAAATAAAAAAAACGGCTGACAGGATTTCAGCTCCTATCAGCCGTTTCGTTTCCATTGCCGCCCTCAGAGTGATCAGTTCATTGGGTTTTTATTTACTTTTTAATTCTGTGTTCTATATTCTGATTTCTGTCTTTATACCTTCATATAAGGGTCTGCAAACTGTGTCCTGTAGTGGACATCCATCTCTAAAATAATCCCTGTAAATCCCTCACCATCGTCAAACGGCGTCGCGGGCCCGTTGATTGTATCTATTGCGTATCCGCCCCGTGTTGTGTCCTCGACGAGTTTCTTGCGGATATCATCCCTGACCTTTGCCATTTTCGTCTCTATTGAGTCCGTCGCCGAATCCGAATCTATCACGATGGCCGCAATCAGGTACTTCTGCAGCCATTCCGCGCATCCGACCGTCTGGCCCGGTTTGTCATCCTCGGCCTGCATAATCAGGACCTTGCCGTCTTCCGGCGCTACATTGTAAAAATCAACTCTCTTGCGCCTGATAGCAACGAGGTCCTGGTTGAACCCATTGGCGCTCGTGATGGCGTTGATTGCCGTTTTTATGTTCTCGGCGATATATTCTGTTATTGGCGTTGACATTTTTAGTTCTTAAAAATCATAATTCATAATTCATAAATAATAAATTTTTTACACTGCACTTCCCACTCCTGCCCTCCATTGATTAAGTGCCAGCTTCACCTGGTCCTCGACATTGCGTTCAAGTCTTGCCTGTGCCTCCTGCCTGACCTGTCCTGATATTCCTGTAAAAAACTGAACCATCAGCCGTCTGATTTGGTCTGTTATCGGCAATCTCACTGCTCCCAGTCGCCGAAAGATGCTTATATGCCCGCTCTTCGGCATCTCTGTTATAAAGGCCGTCTCCGTGCTTGCCTCTGCCTCTTGTCCTTTGAACCTTTTAATCCAAATCAGGGCCTGCCAGACCCTGTATGTCGCCTTCTGGAATCTGATATTCCTTTTGATTGTAGAGATTTTAAACCGCAGGTTTAATGCTGCCCTGCCTGCCTCTTTCTGTGCGGCCCTTATTGCCGCCGCCTCTTCATTTATCGGCCCGAGCAGTTGCCGTGCCATAGAAGTTCTGACAGGGGTAACTGTCCGGTTTATTGTCCTGCTTATTACTCTCGGCAGCGCCCGGGAAATATCCTGCAATAACCGCTGGACATTCCTCAGTTTCGCCTCATCAATCTTTACTTCAATAATCGGTTCTGCCATTTTCAAATCTCAAATCATAATTAATAATTCATAAATCATAAATGTTTTATCTCACTTCCAGTTTCATCATTCCCCGGTCCTGATATATAATTCTTGTTATTCTTTTCGTTTTTTGTACCTCGCCGACCCTCGTTTCTATCTGCACCTTCCAGTTTGCGCCAATATCTATCTCGCTACTGCTTATCCCCGTTGTCGAATTATTCGCCACTACCATTGTCGTTCTTGTCGAATGAACCCCGCTCATCCCCTCGATCTCCGCCGGCGGCTCGCAATCCACGATTGCCTTTATCGCCCTTGTCCCGCCCGATGGCGGCAGGACCATCGCATCAATTCCGAACGCCGCGAGGAAATCATCGGCAGTATCGGCGAGCAGTCCGTCGAAAACATTTGCCGTCGCGGCCGCCGCCGCGCCTGACAGCGTCAATATTATCGCTATGGATGGCAGGCTGAATATTCCGGGTGCATTCTTGCTTATTGCTACAAATACATAAGCCACATTATTAACCAATCCCGTGATGGTTATTGTGCCATCCCCTATCCGGCTACCGCCGTCTGACCAGCTCGTATCTGTGCTTTTTCTGTAGTAGAGGTAATGAGTGCAGTTGTTATCCCCTGTTATTGTGGCAACCGCCGAGAGTGTGCCTGCGGCAACTGATAGCACCGGCGCTGCCGGCTTGTCCGTCCTGAGTATCCCGGCGGATGATACTGCAATCGGGTCATTGGCCACTACCGGGGGCATTATAATTCTCTCCCGAACAGTATGATTGTTTTTATCTTTATCATGGTGTTATTACCGTTTTTTGCGGGCTCGTCACCCCGGGGGTATATTTAAGAATGGTCACATTCATATCCTCGGCATCGGAAATATTGTAAGTTCCGGCTTCGTTGCTGTCCGTCCATTTACCCAGCAACCAGGCATCCTGTAACTTTATGATTTCTTTATATGTCCGCGTCCCGCCTGCGGTGATGCCGGTCTTTGCGAAGATTGCATCGCGGATTTCTGCCGCAGTCGGGACTGATGTATTTATGTCATCAATTTTACCGTTGGTTTTTATAAAGTTGGCATCAGACGCTTCCTTTGCGGCGGCGATGGCATTCTGCGTGAGCAAATGGTTGGCATCTTCCTTTGCCTGAATCGAAACTCCATAGTCCGCAAGCGCTGCCGCCACTGCCGGCTGCAGTTCTCCCGTTGCCGCCGGCGAGGCGGGTATCAAACCTGTCTTTGCAGAGATAGCCGCAAACCGGGTTGAATTATTGTCCATATACCCCTGAACCGTATCTGCGACAGTTCCGGTATTATCAAACCTGTTCGGGTCTGCATAGGATATTATTATTGCCTGATTTGTCTGTATGGTCGTTCCCTTGCCATTGGCGCTGTTGGCATCGGTAAATGCGTTTTTCGCAACCGTCCAACTGGCATTCACATCGCCCGAACCACCGGATTTCACAACAGCATAATTATCACCCGTCTGTGTTGGTTCGTATTCTCCGTAGCCGACTAAACCAGAGACAGTATCGTTTACATCTATCACATCACCGGCCACGGGGGCTGTTGAAGGAGTGGCCGTATAATATCTGGTTGTCCCGATTTCAGGAAGTGATTGCCAGGCAGTTCCCCTCAATGTTCCATCGGGTTGATAAATACTAAAGTTTAATGTTCGTCCCGCCGTAAAGATAAATTTCACTTCATTCGCTGCCCAGACAGACAATGCCATTAAGAAAACAATAAGTAAAATAAATATCTTTTTCATTTTTACCACGCCTTAATCAGCATATGTGACCCCACCAAAACGGAACTTGTATTGGCACTTGATACATTTTGGGCAAATTGAATTGTCAAAGTGCCACCGGCATTGACGACAATCGTGCCACGAATAAGTATTTGGACTGAACCTGATGTAGAACCTGCTGATGAAGTATCCAATGCCGTGGCACGCACTAAAGTTGGAAATCCGGCGGTAATAAGTCTCAACGAATCATAAATAATTGAGGTCGCCGTGCAAGTTCCAGATACCGCAGTTTTATTTACTCCGGTAGCTCCACTTGTAACAAAAAGAACCGCCTCGAAAGTATAAGTCTGTCCCGCAACAAGTGTCGCCGAAAGTCCGGGGATATTCGCAAGATTGGTGTCGCTGGTTTTATCGAATTGCGATGTAACCCTGCAATCCAAAGAATGAGCGGGTTCGTAATCTGTTCCCGAAGATGCTGCACTGAAACCACCAGAACCACTGCCCTTCAATATGGCCGTGCCGGAGGTGGCCGGAGCATAATCAATTCCAGATAAAGCCGCTGAAATAGTAGTTCCGTTGGATTTGATGATGCCGTTAATTGCCGCAACTATCGGGTCAATCTCTATGAGTTTCTGCTGAATCATCATCCCACAACAGAAAATAAACCCGAAAACCAGCAACAAATTTATAACAATTTTTCTCGTTTTTATACCCTAAATCATCTTACTATTTTTCGTATTTTTATACCCCTACGATTAGTAGAACTCAATTCTTCTGTCCCTTCACCATTATGATAAAGAAAAGCAATTTGTTTCTGTGTCAATACTTCTTTGCATATCCGTACATCATCATAAATACCGGCAGTATGTTCAGTGAGTATAGGAACTCCATCCATATCTGAATCCCCGATAAGTGGGTTAAAAGCATAATTATAATCCGCCATAGTCTGATTCGATATGGGAGATGTCGCTACAAGAACCCCATTCATATATAATTTGCCTCTTACTGCAACAGGGGATAGTTTGGTAATTGTTGCCGTTACCATTGTCCATTGTTTACTAATGTCAAATACAGCAGGGTAGGATTCAGTTGCATATAAACCCGCAACAGGTGAAGTGTTTGCTGCATAATTCAGGTTCGTTCGCCCCCAAATAGAAACAATGTTCCAGGGAGAAGTTTGACTTCTGAGACCAAAAATCTCGTCTAAATCTCCAGGGTTATTCGCGTCGGGTTTATACCAAAAAGTCACCGTAAAACCATCTGGTGAATCTATTGCACCGAAAACTGATAGAAAAGGGTCTCCAAGATTTATATAATTATCTATTCCATCCGTATGTAGCCCACCATTGATTCTGCCGATTGTATGATGCGCAGAAGTATTTGCATCTGAACCGTGAAAAGTGCCGGTTGAATATCCGAGAGAATCATACACATTGGGGTCAGCATTATCCTCGTTCATTTTCCAATGAGAAACACTGCAACGGGTTAAATCTTCGCCAGTGTCCGCCTTTGTCGTAAAAGACCAAATATCTCCGTTGTTCACATCATAATCATTTTTAGCATCTACCCGCCAGTAGTAAGTAGTCAGTGATAATCCGTTTACTTCATAGGCCTCAACGGCCGGTGTGCCTGAAATGGATTTGTTTTCGCCATTAACTATGTTAGTAGGTGGATTGTCAGTTCCAAAGTAAACATTATAACTATCTGTATCCAGCAAATTTCCAATCGACCAGGTAAGAAGTAGTTCAAATCCCTTATTTGATTCCAAATTAGCAGGGTATAAATTAGCTACTTTTGTCGGCTTTGCCGTGCTTGGCTGCCAGAAAGATATCTCATACAAAGAAGCACTGGCGATGAAAGCCGTTAATTTGAATCTTACGCCCACAATTGTTTGGCTTGAACCTATTTCGTATGTGTGCCAGCCGCTCGTCACAGTGCCGGTAAATATATTATGCCACGCACCGTTATAATTTACATCACACACTCCAGTCTGGGCCGTAGCAGGAATTATATACAATTTTATTTTATTACAATCCGTAACTCCATCGTGGAAAAAATTTATATAATGCTGCACACCGCTAACCAAAGTGTATGTTGCAGCAGTAGCTAAATTAGTATCATAAGCAGAAGTTTCATTTGTCCATTTGTTGTCTGGGTCATCGTAGGAAGTCGGTAAAACCCAAACACTAAAGCAATTGCTTGATAGTCCAAAAACCAGCAGAAGCAGAGCAATTATGATTTCTGATTTATGATTTTCGATTTTCATTTATTCCTGCTTGAATTTTGCTATGCACGGCCGTTTCAACAACTCATCTTTCAACTCAATAATAATATCAAGTGCATCGCTGGAGTGTTTATCTACGGCGGCAATGGCCACGGTATTTGCAGCAATTACCTTGTTATTTTCCCTGATAACCTTCAATAATTCGCGGATGAGCCAGATAATTATAATTAGAAGTATTACACTGAACCCTGCAAACCCATATTGAATAATCGGAGTCATAAGATTTGTTGTTACCGTTTCATTCATATATTCCCCGCTATCATTTACCAATTACCATTTACCAATTACCAAGTGCCTCCGCCGAAGCGGCTATGTCGCTCACGCGAAGGCGGATTACCAATTACCAATCCGAGGCGACAGGGCGGCCGTTGCGGGCCGCCCATCGCCCTCAAACGCTTCACAGCGGGTAATATGCTTATGTCTCTATCCGCATCAGGTGCCCGAAGTATGCATCGAAAATCAGTTCATCGAGATATTGCTGGATGCGGAATATATCGCTTACCGTCTGCTCTTCGCGGTACTGCAGCACGGGGGCAATATCAGCGGCGTCGGTCAGTTCTTCCCACGTCATCACGCGGCCGATACCCGGATTGACTCTTGTCGGGCCTCTCTGGATCTTGGCGACCATCGCATACTTGTAGTCCCAGATGTCGGCACCGGTAAAGACCTGTCCTTCCTTCGCCGAATCATAGACTGCACCGCCTACAATCAGGTCCGTCAGCCCGAAAATGGCCGCAAGGTTCGCCCGCAGCATCGCTTCGCTTATTACCGCAACGCCCGGGAACCTTGCTCTGATGACTGTATTGGCAAGAAGATGATTAAGGGCCGGCTCGCCGATAATCAGAGCATCCGCCCGCACTCCGGAATTGACGCGGACCTTTTCTTTCGCTGCCGCTACCTGTATGATTGGATCGGTTGTTGTGGTGCTCCATGGTGTTGCCTTGTTGTCTGTATAAAGTGCCGCTGTCCCGGTTGCCCACGTGGTCGTATTGAATACGGCCGTTGCAACGCGGATTTCCAGTTCATTGAAAATCTTTTTGGCCAGCGCCTGAGATGATTCGATTTCGGCATCGTAATCATCCCTATATTTCGCCCTGTCCTTGTCGGTGAGCTGTATTTCGAGCCCATAATCCTCGCAGGCATACGCCTTGTCTTCCGAAATCAGGTTGATGCGGTTGAAAGCGGCCCCGTTGGAATGCTTGGCATCTGCGCGTTTAAGGTTCTCGCGGGTGATAACACTCATTGTGGCCGCTTCCTTGGCCACCGGCAGTGCCGGCAGCACCTGAGTTGCTATGAACCCATCGACTGACGGGTCATATTCGTGGAACGCCTCGCCGAGGTCCATTCTCGGCACCGCATAAGTTGGATGTTGAATCATTTGTATTCTCCTTTTCAATTTTTCCGGCTATCCCGGTTTTTATTTTTTCTTTTTTCTGTTTTCTTTTTTCCCGGCCTCATTCCTTCAGCCAGCGACCAGAGACTGGCGACCATCTGCTGTTTTCACGGGCACAAAAAAACGGCTGACAGGAGGATAGGCCCCTATCAGCCGTTAATTTGTCTTTTCGCCGCCCTTGGTGATCAGCCGCCGGCGGACCCGTATAACTGTCTATTTACTTTTCAAACTCTTTACTTTTACTAAATAATCACTTCCGTTACATTAGTCCCATAAATACTATGTATCGTAAGCGTTGGTATAAGCCGTATAAACATCCGGGTCAGCATCGGTCTCGTGCCAGCAGTTGATATTGTTCAGAGCAGCCTCGCTGGTCTTGGTAACGGTAGGTATTGCCGAATTGATAAATGTTAATTCGACTGCAACCGCTCCAGTCTGTGTTATAGCGCCTATTATCCTGTGGTTGTAAACCCGCAACCTGTCACTCGCATTAAGAGCGACGAATGTAACAGTTCCTTCCCATGTTGGGAAATTGCCGGCGGCATAAACTCTAATCGCTGCGGACGATACGGTGTTCGTAATAGTTACTGATTTATCCGTAACTGCCTTTGTCGAAAGGTCAGCATCCACTTGAATAACCATTTTTTTGGTTATATCAGCGTTTGCAATCGCAAGACAGGTGCCACCTGTGTAATCAGATTCAATATCAATACCTTCCGATATATAGGCTTCCCAAGTACTTGTAGCGGTAGTCGGGGCCATTGTTATGACGGCAGTTGCCGCTTTAGTCGATTGCCCGATAAGAACTGAACCGAAAGGCGCAATAAGTCGAACGCCATTTATATTCGGCCATACCAGGTCAACTTCCGCATATTCGCCGGGCATAACCATAACTATCGGTCTGACTGCAGTTACTTGCGTAAATGCTTTAGTAATAGTCAGATAGGGTGATGTAAACGAACCATCTCCTGAATCATCGCCATTAGGGCTAACCCAGATAAACGAATCCCCGGCGACGTCCACGCCTTCCTCATCGATGGCCTCGATAACATCATTATTTGCCGTCGCTGCTTCCAGTGCTCTTAATGTAGGTGACCCAGCGACGGCATCATCGACCTTACCGTCATCGGCGCCATAAAGCAGGGCATTGATACTGAATGCCCCTGCCGCCGTCACCTTTCGCGTCCCGCTTGCCGTTCGCAGACGGATTGATACTTGTGCGGCATTAGCGGCATAATGCTCGGTTGTGCCAATCCAGGTCTCTCCGGAATCGGAATAAACCACATTGCCGGAAGAATCTAACCTGACACGTCTGAAGGCCTCCAAGGCTTCCGCTGCCGTAAAGGTCTTTATATTTCCTTCGCAATTTTGACTCATTGTTTTACTCCTTTATTCTGTGTCCCTTATATTTTGAGGACTTATTTTACCAATTACCAATTACCAGTTACCAGTTACTATTCGCCGTCCGCCGCCACTTTCTGTTGCCGGCAACTATTCATATAATCATTGAAGGCCTGCGGATTTTTCTTTCTGACTGCCTTAAGCGCTATCGCCATTGAGCATTTATGGTCTTCCGCATACTGCTTTGCCATATCAATGAAAGCGTCCGCCGTCTGGCTCCCGCCTTCCCCGCCCGGCGGCACCGGAGGCGCACCGCCTGTTGCCTTTTTCGTCTTTTTCGCCAACTCGGCGTTCTGCTCTTTGAGTTCGGCGTTTCTTGTCTTCAGGATGTCGGCGTAAGCCGCCTTCGCCTGCTCGACCGTCGCCCCTTTCTCGAACTGCTCGAGCACAAATGCCGGCTCATCGGGAAATGCCGCCCTCAGGGCTGACAACCTGACCTTGTCTTCCTGCCCTGAGCCTGTCGAAGCGGCCTCGTTCACCTGTTTTTTCACGGTCTCTTTATCAACCGTCGCCGTCCCATCTGCTCCTGCAGCGGCGGCTTTATTATCTTTTTGTTCTTCTGCCATCGTGATTTTCTCCTTAACATTCGATTGTTTATTTACTGTTATTACGTTATCGATAAGCCCGTTTTTAACTGCATCGGCAGCCAGGAACACCCGTCCATCCGCCAGTTCGCGGACCGCCTCAACGCTCATTTTCCTGCCCGAGCTTACCGCCTTAATGAAATTATCCGCCATCCCATCGATGATTGTCTGGACCGCCGCTATCTGCTCGGCCGTTATAGGCGCCCCCGGCACTCCCATCCCCTTGTGCTCGCCGCTTCGGACGATGTGGACCTTCATCCCTTTCTTGTCCGCCCGGACAGACCAGTCGACATAGACGGTAAATACCCCTATTGACCCGACCTCCGCATTGGGTCCCGCGGAGACCATCGTCGTCTGGCTTGCCAGCCAGTACGCCCCGCTTGCCCCGAGGTCGTCTATCTTTGCCGTCACCGGCTTTACCAACGCCGCATCCGCTATTGCCTGTCCCGTCTCCATTACGCCCGATACGACCCCGCCCGGTGAATCAATATCAAGCAGGATTTTCCTGACCGCCGGATTACCGACTGCTTCTGCCAGCTGGCCCTGAATATCGAGGTATCTTGTCATCTCGATTCCCAGCCAGCGGTAAAGCGATGGTATATTTTTGAGCAGTATCCCCGAAATCCTGATTACGGCCGTATCGCCGATGATTGATAATTTCGCCTCTTTGATTATCTCAACCCCGGCAGGCGCTTTTATTTCAATCTCTAACAGGTGCGTAAACAGGGCGTTCAGGTGCCGCGGCTCCATCGCCCAGACTTCCTTCTGCATTTCCGCCAAAATTGCATTTTCCTTGCTCATAAGTTTTTCCTGAAATTTATGAATAATTCCGGCTGGTCTTTTTTTATCCTTCTCATCGCCTCAGTTATTGAAATTCTGTTTTCTCCGGCCAGTTGTTTTGCTGCCTCGATAAAACCCATGCCTCCTTTTTTCTCATCTCCCGTTCCAATTGCCTTCCGGTGTGCATTAAGATGGCTCAGGACCGCCTGCTCCGCCTTTTGTCCGCCTCTTGCCCCGTTGGCAGCCGCCCAGGCGGCATTCAGTCCTCCCTTATGCAGGTACATAGTGCCATCGGTATAAACCCCGTTTTTGTCGGTCTTGGAGCCGCCTTTTATCCAGTGGTGCGGGAACCCCCACGTTGATTTCTCATTTGGTTTGCCCTGTCTTGCGAAGGCGGCCCTCGGCAGTTTCGTTTTATCAACGCCTGCCCAGTCCGGCTCATCCTTTGCAACGGCCGAATTATGATGAAATGCGGCGTTCTCCTGCCTGAAATTCTCAAAAAGTGCCGGGTTTTCTTTTTTGGTTATTCTCATCGCTTCTGCCATCGTGATTTTCTTTTCCTCGACCATCTGCCGGGCTGTTGCGATAAAGTCCATACATAATATCCAGTTTGTCCCGATTGCGGCCAGCTCCTCTGCCATCGGCGGAGTTGTCTGCGAATCGATGAGGATATTTTCATTGCCTTTCTTCGGCGCAGCCGCCTCGAAGCGTATATATTTGACCTTATTGTCTTTGAGCCACTTTCTCGCCTGAGCCGCAGTCCAATCCTTGATGGGAAATCTTATCGCCTGAGGAAATGCCTCTTTGCCCGATTGCGATTTTAATTGTCCCCAAATGACATCCGCCGTCTGCGGCACCTTTACATGTCCGAATATTGTACCGTCGGCGGTTCTGCGGAACTTGCCTTCTTTTGTCGCCCAGTCGGGCCTCTCCTTGAAATCAGATGGCTGCCGCAGTCTCGCACTGTGCTCGTTTGGATATGGCATATTATTCCCCGCTTTCCCCGGTATTTTGGCCTTTTTGATTTCCTGTTGGCGGTTCATTCACCCCTGTTGCCGGCGCCTTCGCCTGCCCCGGCGGCGTCAGTCCCGCAAAATGCTGCCACGGCACCTCTATCCCTGTCTCTTTTTTTAGTCTCTGGGCCCGTTCTATCGCATCCTTTATCTCTTTCTCGCGCTCGTTCATCTCGTCCTCGCGGTCTGCGCCGAGCGATTTGAGCGCCTTCTGATGGAGTGTCAATCCCCTGTCAAGTTTCTCGCCCCACGCCTGCGCTTCTTTGAGCTGGTCTATCCAGGGAAATGTCGGCTTTATCCAGTCATGTTCATATATTGTGTCTGTTTCCTTTAAACCTTCGCCTTCGCCGATTTCGCCGGCCAACCACCATTCGAATACCGGCGTCAGGAAGAAATCGGCAATTTTGAATTGCCATTTCATAAAAGTGACGAACGCCTGCTCGAGTACCGCCCGCGACTGTGAGTAATTGCTCTTTGTCCAGTCTAAAAGTATCACCTCCAGCGGCAATCCGAGCGGCAGTCCTAAAAGCCGCAGGAACATAATAAGCGACTCCGAGAAATTCTTGCCCGGCAGGTTGCGTTCGATTCCCTTGATTTCATCCCCAACCTCACCGTGGAATATCAGGGCGTAATCGAGCTCCGTCAGGCGTGTGGTCAACTCGTTGGCATCGGTTTTTTTATTTGGGTCGGTTTTGCTCTCAAGGAACGCTATATTTTTACCTTGTTGTCTCGTGACCGAGACTGCTAATCTTGCCAGCAATTGCCATGCAATCGCCTCCGAATCGCAGACATCGTTTATGCGGTGCAGCATCGGGAAAGATGCCTGGCAGGGCGGCACACCTCGTATCGAGCTCGGCCTGTCAGGTTTGGTAAGAAATAGAAAATCTTCCGGACTATATCTTGTAATCGTGCGCTTATCGATGAATCCATTTTTGTTATATCCACCCACGAAAAAGCCGGTCGGCACGCCGAGCGAGTTCTTCTCGATGCCGTCGTCGGCATATCCTTTTTTACCTGTGATTTGCTCGGATTCGATGAGCTGGATTTTGCGTATATTTGTTTTAAGAACTCCCGTATCACCCACCGTTAAAAGTTCTTTACATGTCGTTTCTTCGCATTCAGGGCCTGATAATATTCCTCTGATTTCCGGTCTTTTCCAGAAATTCTTCCAGCGCTTCTCGATTGTGTTGTTTAGGTTAGTAACGCCTGTTTTCGCCTGCAGGGAAAAGCCGTTGCCTATGATGTATCCGGTGGCGCGGGCTATCATTCCATCATAGATCGGGTTGTCTCGCTTGAATTCCCGCGACTGGTTCTGCAGCGGCAGCCGATGGTATCTGGCGTGCGCCTCCCCGCTCGCCGCCGTTGATATTCTGCCTTCCCTGTTTGCGATGGTTGCCGAGCGGTACCCGAGGGCGCCGTAAGTGCCCTTCGAAAGATATACATCCAGTTTTCTGCCGACTTCTTTCATTTACATTTCCGCTTCAATGCCAAATCATAAATCATAAATTGAAAATCAGCATCTGGGTCTTCCCTGCGTGAATGTCGCCATCCGGCCCGTACTCGTGGTCGATGCAATTTCAATATATTCCTCGAGCCGTCTTTTTTCGTCGGCGAGTGTCTCGTAATCCATGCTTCGTTCCCCCTGTGCTATCCGGGATGGCCGGTTGACAAGCAGCCAGCGAATTGCCTCGAGCGCCAATGCCGCTTTTGCCGGGCTGCCTTCCCATCCGAGGTTGTCGTTGTATTGCGCCAGTGCATTTGCCCGCGTCGATGAACTTGTCAGTGACATATTAGTTCGTTGTCCTTAGTTCATTGTTCATTGATATAAGCCAAAATAAAAAGCGGCTGGTGGAGGGTTCGGCTCCTACCAGCCGCTCTGTTTTTCGTTTTGTCCCGCCGGGTGATCAGTCCGAAGGGCTATTATTCACTTTTTAATTCTATTTTCTGAGTTCTGTGTTCTATATTCTATCTTAAAATATCGTCCACTATATATGGTATGTCAACCCGAATTCATCCCAAATATAGTGTGTTTATGCAAATTTCTACTAAGTTTAGTAGAAATTTTCATATTTTTGTCCCGTAGACTATATATTTCCACCTGCATATTGCTCTTTGACATTGTCTTCGTTGTATCTTGCCACGGGTTTCAGTAGCTATCGTGTCTGTTGTTTTGCACCGCGGACATCGCGACCGCGTCGGAAAAGAATAAACATCCTTTTGTTCCTCGACTGACTCATCGACCGACTTATCGACCTTGTCATCGACCGGCGCTTTTTCATTTCCCACCCGTTCGCCTTCTATCCCGCCTGGATGTTTTATTTTCTGTGTTCTGTTTTCTGTGTTCTGTCTTTGCTTATTCATTCTGATTCCTTTCAAATCATAAATTATAAATCATAATTCATCAATATTTGATCCTTATCTTCTTTGTCCCTGTCTGTTTTATCTCCGCTCCGGCTTGCCTGGCGGCCGGCGCAGCCGCATTCGGGTCCTGCAGGAACCTCGCACCTGCCAGTTCCGCTGCTAACGCCGAATACACGCGGCAATCCCACAGGTGGTTCGGCCTGCTTCCTTTCTGCATCCATATATCCTCGAAATGTCTGCCGTTTTTGATTTTTCGTTTTTCCTCGCTGGCGAACTGTTCGAACGTCTCATCGGTCGTCTCCGCGTGCAGGTGCATATATCCCGGTCCGGGTATATCCGTCTCATATAGGAGCCGGTACAGCCGGTCTTTAATGACATTGGTATTAAGGTCGTAACGAATCAGGTTGATTCTACTCGCCCCGATTGTGATTGTCTCTCTCGATGCCCGGAACACGCGGCTTCGCACCGAATCATCGCCGCGGACAGGTATCAGCACATCATTATGCCTAACGCACAGGTCCTTGACGACATCAGGCCTGTAATTGCAGTCGATTGCCGCCCTGTAAATTATGCCGACCGCATCTCTATTTTCCAGCGGCCAGGGCGCTGCGAGCAGTTCCTCAACTAATCTGTAATTTTCCAGCAATGAAGTATCACCCGTCTCTAATCTGCCTTCCGCTATCCCCCACGCCTCCGACATAAATCCCCAGCCATCGACTACGAACCATATATGGTCGAACTGAACGTCGAATCCCGCCGTCAGCATCTGCACGCCCGCCGGCACGGTGCCGGATTTATATGTTCCGACGTGCTTAACAAGTATACTTTCTGCTGTCTCCTTTTCGCGTTCCTCGAATGGCCTTGCGAGGTATGAATTATAGAAATCCTGCAGCGGCCCGATGTCTCCGGTCTTTTTGGCAAGTATCGCCTCCGCCCATTTCACCGCTAACCGGTCGATTGTCATAAAGCCGGGGTAAAGCATCATCGCATGCACCCGGAAGCTGTAATGCGTCGTTATAGGCACATTGCCGACGATTTTGCCGACGATTTTACCGCCTCGCTCGACCGTGCAGCCCTCCGGCGCCCAGATGCCGTCCGATACTGCCTGCCATCGCTGTTTTTCTGTCCAGTTTTCTTTGCATGCCGGGCAGATATATCTCGCGTGCCCGCCCGACTCGTATTCTTCGGGGCCGAACAGATGGCCTTCGTTATCGTGGTCGAGTTTTACGTTCTCGAACCAGTCCGGCAGATGATATCCACCGCAGGCGGGGCACTTAAACCAGAGTTCCTCCATATCGCCCGCCTTGAATTCGCGGTCTATAAGGTCATTTTCCTTTACCGGCGTGGAATCGCAGTATAATTTCGAGCGTGCGAAAAATGTGGTCTGCCTGTCTTTGGCGAGACTTACCGGGTCCGCCTCCTTTCCGGTTCTGGCCGGGAACTTGCCGACCTCATCGAGCCACACATAGCATACCGGATTATCAGCCAGCGCCGCTGCACTGCCCGCCCAGCCGATAAACAGTATCATATTATCGAGTACCGTCTCCTTGCCGGTATTGATGTTCTCAAGTTTGCCCGCCGGCAGATGCGCCATTAGCGACTTCGTCGACTGGAACATCGGCTTGATTCTCGTATTGATGCGGCGGTTGGTATCATCCTCGCGGGGCATGACAATAAGGGCAGGTCCGGGTGATTCTTCGATTATCCAGCCGAAGAAATTGAGGCCTATTTCAGTCTTACTGCTCTGGACGCATGCCATCACCGTCACTTGTTTCGTCCCCGCCTCCGAGAGTTTCTCCATAATCCTGACCGCCCACGGTGTGAAATCATGCGACCACGACCCGGCGTAATTGCTTGTCTTGGGCGACAGAACCCGCCTATTGAGCGCCCATTCCGCGACCGTCATCTTCTTGCGGGGGGATAATATCTCCAACTCCTCCGGCTGAATGGGAAGAGGCCGGGGCAGGGCCAATTTATTATTTATTATTTTTGATTTTTTATTTTTCATCTTTTGGCAGTTTGATAGTCTTATATTGAAAATCGGCGCTTGAATCCATCGCAGGTATTATTGCGAATTGGGGGACAATCTGAAAAGTTTTACTGTATACAAGAAAACCAAATGACAATCTCTCGAAATCGAATCTGACATCGAGGACAGTTGCATCTTCCGGCAACATACTCGAAAAATCCGGCAACTTCACATATTCGTGTTTATATAGTCCCGCAACCATATTCAGTATTATTTGCTGGTCAATATAAAGTATCTTGAACCGCCTCTCCAATTTGTCTTTCTCTATCATTTTGTTCTCCTTCAATTTTTCAATCATAATTCATAAATAATAAATCATAAATTACGAAGCAGTTCCCCGAACTGTTTCGCCTTTTCTTCCGGCAGATGAAGTTGCTCGCCCACCTGGCACTGCTGCCTCAGCACCTCATCGAAGAAATCACCGAGCATTTTTGCTATTACCGCTTCCGGTTGTCCGTGGGCTTCCATTGCCAGTTCTTCCGCTTTGTGCGTAAAGGAATTTATGAGGTTCTGATGCCTTGCGACCTGCCCCGCCATAACCTCTGTCCTGTCCAGCAGTTGGTGTTCTTCCTTGGCGATATGCATTGCGAGTTCTTTCGCCCTCCCCGCCTGATACGGGTTCATTTGCCGGTCCGGTAATCTTTCGAGCACCTTCCCTTTTGTATATTCCTCGAACCATCCAAAGAATGTCGGCAACCAGAAACTGCCATCGTCCTCTCTCTTCAGTCCCTTGTTATCTATCCAGAAATAAACTGTTCGCCTCTTAACGCCGGCAATTTCCGCCAACTGGTCAAATGTTACCCTGCGATAATCTTTATGTGTTTTTTTTGCTCCCAACCCTGCGAATCGCTGCCGGATTATATCCTCTACCCTTGCCGATACCGCCTGCTCGAGCGCAGCTTTGACGCGGGGGTGTTTATCCAAATCGAAATGCTCATCGAACTGGCTGTCGAGCGCGGCGACTGATTTAAGTTCCGCCGCTAATGCCGCGAATTCGTCTGTCGTCTGTGGTCTGTGGTCTGCCGTCTTTACGAATCGCCCTCCTACCCCACGCCTTCTGCGTTCTGTGTTCTGTGTTCCCTTTTTTCCCATCATCTCTTCGTATCTTTTCAGTTCTTTCAATTCTGCCGGGCTGAGCGCCTTATTGCTCCTGACCTTTTCAAGCAGGTGCAGGTGCCTCTGTTTTTGGGCAATCTCAACAGTCGGCAGGGTCAAATATCCTGTCTTTCTTCGGTACTCTTTATATAATGGTTCACTTCGCAAAAAGGCCGATGTGTTAAAATGTCCCGCCAGTTGCATCTGGCGGACAGGCGGCTAATTCGGTACTCGCCGCCCGCATCGGCTTCTCTTTATTTCATATAAACCTTCAAATCTTCTTTAAGCATATACGGCTTTCCAATCACATCTAAATGTCTCGTCACTCGTTCTGCAAATCCCTTCCAGTCCGTTATTTCGCTTTTATATTCGCTGACCTTGCCGATTTTATAGAAATCCGTATATGGTGCCGACGCCGTAAGCAGCAGGTGTATCTGTTCCTCATCGAGTGCCGGCTCGAAGCTCACCCACGTCTCGATACCGTGCTTTTTTGCCGTTGCGAGCGTCTCGATTCTTTCATTCGGCAGTGCCGCATTCGGCTCTGTCATCAGCGATTTAACGGCATCGTAAAACGTCAATGTCGTTGCGAACTTGTCGCCTTTTTTATAAAGTGCGAAGTCTCTGCACGCCCTCTTTCCCGCCTTCGTCAATATCTGGAAATTCACCCCTGCCGCCGTGAGTATTCCGAGTGTCTTTAATGTCGTCATATTATAGGGGTCTGTCTCGACCTCCGGCGTATACGGGTCGCATGTAAAGCACAACAGGACCGGCTCGGTGATTTGAACTCTCTCGATATCATGCTGAATTTTTTCGATTATGTCTCTGCGGACCCTGATGTCCGAATGAAATTTCTGTTTGTCGGTCCGTATGCACCTCGGCACATAGCAGTATTTGCAGCCGCAATGACATCCGGTATAGAGGTTCAGTGCAAGAGGGCTATATTCCCCCGCCCTTCCCCGCGGCCTGTAAATCGCCCGGCATTTCCCAATGTCAGTTGTTTTTTGTTCATTGTTCATAGTTATCTAAAATAGTCCTTTATTGCCCATTTCCTGCCCCACGGTTGCCGCTGGGGCCGCTTTTCTCCATTTTCCAGCCATTTATACCCCGGGGGTCAACCCGGCCCAGCGTGGCCATCTTTAACCAATTTCGCCTTTTTTCCTGTCCATTGCTCCCAGCGTTTGACCACCACATCGCAGAAAACCGGTTCCAGTTCCATCGCGAAGCACCGCCTGTCAAGTTTTTCTGCCGCAATAATCTGCGAACCGGACCCGCAAAATGGCTCGTAGCAAATATCGCCGACCTTTGTATGGACCCGCATCGGGATTGCGAACACCTCGACCGGCTTGACCGTCGGGTGTTCGAGTCCTGAATTTCTTTTCTTGCCCTCCCAGTCCAGCTCCCAGACATCGGTATAATACTCCGGTTCAGTCGGGTCACCTTTTTTAACCCAACCCACTGGCCAGACTGTCCCCGGATCGTGTTTTCTTCCGAATTTAGTTGGTCTGGCACGGCTACCCTTCCGCCAGATTAAAAAACAAGGTTCGTGCCGATATGCGTAAAAGGCAAAACCCAAAATGACACATGGTTTGACCCAGATTATTGTCTGATGCACAAATAGTTCGAGTTCATCCAACAACTGCCTTATCATTACATCCCGTTTGTCGGCATGCCAGAGATATATAGGCGCCTTCGGAATTGTATATTTCAGCCCGGCCGTCAAAAAATTTAGCATAAATGCTTTTGGGTCTTTAATATCGACCTCATGGTAAACATTCGACCAATCCTTCGGCTTTTTGACCGGTCTATTGGCCCCCGTATAATCAATGCAGTAAGGCGGGTCTGTCGCAAACAATTTTGCCCTTTCCTTACCCATCAGTTGGGCTACATCGGTCTCGTTTGTACTATCCCCGCAAAGTAATTTATGTTGACCCAAAATCCATAGATCGCCGGGTTTCGTTATCGCCTTTTTTGGCGGTTCGGGTATTTCATCATCAAGAATATTGCCCGCCTTTTCCTCGCCGCCCATTGATTCCCGTAACTCGCCTATTCTCAAATTCAGATAAACATCATCGTTTATATTTTTGCGCATTGAATCTATATACGCCGCCAAGTTTTTTATGAACTCTCCCTGAATGAGTGGGTTATTTAACGTGATATTGAGTAACTTTTCATCGATTTCGCTGAGATTCACCGTAATACAGATCGCTTCTTTGACTTTCGCCGCCTGCAGGACCTTGAACCGCTGGTTTCCGCCCACGATCGTATTGGCGCCGCCCCGGGTATTGACGATAATCGGTTCGACGCATCCGAATTTCTTTATCGATTCCGCCAGTCCCGCCAGTGCATCGTCAGTAATTGTCCGGGGATTGTATTTGGCCGGATGCAACTCGTTCAATTTGAACCGTTTAACCTGTGGTGAGCATGTCGAATCCATCCCCGGCTGGATTGGCCTGTCATTCTTTGCCATTTATTATCATCCCTTCCCATCCGTTAGCAACAGAAGGTCCGGCATCTTACCGGACTCCACCATTTTGTCAATTTGCGGTTGCAGGTGCTGGCTGATTGTCCCGCCCCCGGGCAGACAGGTTTGCGCCAGAAATTCGTCCTCAAATGTCGTCAGGCCGTTATCGACCAACTCCAGTTTTGCCTTCAATGCCAGAAGTAATACCCGCCACAGTTGCCTCTGCGCCTGCATCCATTTGGTTTCGCCGGATTGATTAGCTGGGTATTTCTTCCTGTCCGGCATTGGGATATTCATTTTGATTACTCTACCTTTATATTTAAAGCCGACGCCTGAACCACGTGAACTTGTCCCGTAGAAGAATTCCTCTGCACCATAACGAATCAGGGTTCGTTCGATTTCCACCTTTGACCGTTCAATCGGCACGCTCGTATTCTCTGCATATTTACTCATCTTTTTTCCTCAAATTTTGATTTTTGCGTTTTGATTTTTAATTTTCTTACGCAATGGCCTTGATTTTCATTCCCATTTCACTCATTCAAATTTTCTATAATTTTTGTAAGTTTTTAATTGCTGACTGAGCCGCATTTACCACTCGTTGATGTTCCTCGACCGTTGATTTAAGTTGTCTGATGGTATTTCCGATTCTCTCCGCATCCTGAACGAATTTAACCGCCTCGCCCATAGAGTGCCCGTTGTAATTGGTTATCTCAATGCCAGAAATCTGCTCAAATTTTTCTATCTGTTCTTTCAATCCCTCGGCCTGTTCAATTTGATATCTTTGCTCCGATGAAATACTTTCTGCTTTGCCAGCCTCAACTCCACGTTCATATTCCGCATTAAGAGCGACTTTGTTTGGTGAGGCGAGATACATCCTCTGAATCAGCGATGCTAAAAAATCCGGCGTTATTATTTCAGCTTTTTGCAACGGCGCAACTTTTGCCTGCCTCAACCCGGAGCCATAAGGAACCAGTAACCCCCAGTATGGCGGTATTTCTGCTATATCGACAATGGATTTATCGCCCACAACAAGCCACCACCGGCTACAAAACTTTTGAATGTTCTCCGATTTTCGCAGTGATTTTAATTCTTTCAAAACATCACTTCGATTCACCTTGATTTCAAAACCGTGTATGTCATAATCTTTTGACGGATAAAGGCTGATTGCAAGACCGTCCGCGTATGTAACATCCCTGACAAAACCGGTTGCGCTGCGAACCTCGGTCATATAAACATAATGCGGCAAACAATACCGAACCTTCAACCTCGCCTGAATTTCATTAACTGTCAGCATTTATTTTTTATCTTTGACTTTTAATTTTCTTATAAAGTGGCGTGGGGCGTTTGAATTTTAGCTTTTTAACCTTTTCTTTTGGTTAATGGTTTCTGTCCCCACGCCACAACGTAACTTACCTGCCCCGTGGGATGCTTGCTGTTATCCCATCGGGGTCGCATTTAGCACTTCTTCCAACGTTGCATTTTTCACTTTTACCTCATATCAACCACCTGCCCTTCGTAAATAGTTTTTAGTTTCAAACTTTAAGTTTAAAATTTCTTAGGCCACATAATTTTTACTAAATTTTTGCAGTTTCACATTCGCCCGTACCAGGACCTCCGCCAGCACGGGACAAACACTATTGCCGATCTTCGCTACCTGGTTTGATTTCGTGCCGGTAAGGATATAACTATCCGGGAATCCCTGTGCCCTTGCCAGCTCTCTCGATGTCAGCATCCGCAACCCGATGTCGGCTATCTGGTATTGCTGCCCCTCGACCGTTACCAGGCCGAATCGGTGCTTGCCCGTCACGGTGTGCATTGGTTTCTTTAAGTTACTGCCGATATTTGTCCCGTAGTATTTGACGAGAAACGCCCGGACCTCGCCTATATGCTGGCCCAAACCTGTGATAGTCGGCATGGGATTTCGCATATCACCGCCGCCGCCTTTGTTTGTGCCGTAGAATTTCGTCAGGTGCGATGTAACAAGAGCAAACCTGTTGGAAGTGTCTAATGTGGCTATTGGTTTGCCGGGGGTTTGGCATCTCGATTCTCCTGCCTTCTGAAGGTGATATTTCGACAGGAAAGCCGCCACTAATGCGAACCTATTTTCCTTTGTGATTGTCCGCAACGCATCATCCGCCGACCAGACACAGCCGCCATTGCTTCCCTGATGGTCTATGCCGGATAAATATGGCACGATGAGGGCCTTATCATTTTTACTGGTAATTGTCCCAAGCGGTTTCTTTATGTCCTGCCCACGAAAATGACTTCCTTCACCTGTTATATTACTGTAATGGCCTGACCGCACGATGAATGGTTCTTTTGCTTCGATGACAAATTTCTGTATGCCTTTTGCTATCCTTCGTAATGTATTTTCGGCCAAAGGCCTCTTTCTCTCGAAAATCGAGGGACACAGTATCGACCAGTCGATGCACTCCGCCGCCGCCCTATAAGGCAAAAGTCCCGTGCCGTGCGTTTTTTCCGGCCAGACTATCGACTGGCCGTCGCACCGCGCTATCAGAAACAACCGCTTGCGGATTGTCGGGGCCCCGTAATCGGCAGCGACCAACTCCCGCCACTGGACCTGATATCCCAGGCCGGTCAATATGTTCAGCCAGTAATTGAATATTTTCCCCTTCAATTTCAGGTTCGGCTTGTTTTTTTTCGTCAACGGTCCCCACTCCTGGAACTCCGCCACGTTTTCAAGAATGATTATTCGCGGTCTGACCGCCTTCGCCCATCGGACAACCACCCAGGCAAGCCCCCTGATTTTCTTCTCGACCGGTTTGCCGCCCTTTGCCCGCGAAAAATGCGTGCAGTCCGGTGAAAACCACGCCAGGCCTACGGGTCTGCCGCCTGTCGCATCTACCGGGTTCACCTTCCAGATGTCCTCGCACAGGCATTTCGTATCGGGGTGATTCAGCCGATACATCTCTATCGCCTCGCGGTCGTGGTTGATTGCAATATCGACCGGGATGCCGAGCGCACGGCCGATTCCCAAGCTCGCCCCGCCCCCACCCGCAAAATTATCAACCACCAGTTCTCTCATTCTTCACCTCAATCAATCTTTTCCGCTTTCGTCCCGAATTTCTCCTCGAGCACGGCCAGCATGACACTATCTTTGGGATGCATCACGCATGCATCTCTTTGCTTTGTCAGGTTCTCTATGCGGGCCTTGCAATTCCTCAGCAGACTCTCGCTCATCTTGCTTTTCGGCAACTTGAATATTTCATTGCCGACGATGTTTATACTATCGATGGCCGACTGTATATGAGCGTGGTCGGCGGCAACCAATTCGCTGGTATGCTTTAGCCATAGATAAACCACGAAAGCATCCTCTTCGATTAGTTCTTTCTCGGTCTGTTTTGCCTTCGCAAGCTGGTCTCGAAACTCATTTTTCGGTTCCTGTTTTTCTTCCATTTTTCACCTCAATTAATTTTCAAACACGCCAGACTTGTGAATGTGCAATGCCAAAAAAAATTTCCATAAGCACTCGCTTTTCGGCGTTTTTTAATCCGTGAGGCTCTATATGCCAGGAAGGACCCATCATATAACTATATATAACAACAGAAGTTATAACTGCATTAAACATGTTGGGTTATCTCCTGTCCTTTTTTTTAATACAATCTTTCAACCCTTGAAAGTCCGATTGCATATCAATTCACAACCATTTCACTCCCAAAAACCCGCAATATTACGTTGAAAATGCACATTTTTGGCCTGATAACATCCTTAATCTGCTTCATCCGATACTTATTGCACGTTTGGGTTCTGCCAATTCCGCATCTCGCTTTGCATTATTCAAAAATCTATCAAACAGTTTTCTCAACACTGCTTCCGGCGATTTCCTCCAATATGATTTAGGTTTTCGATGTCGCTTAATTTTCAATGTCTCCGCTTCTCGTATTGTTCTATCCCACAACGCCGTCAAATATCGCGGGGCAAGTCCTGCTATCTGTGCCTTTACCCAGGCCATTTTAAAACATGCCAACTCGCTGCGGCCTTCTTTGCTGTCTCGGGCATAAGGTGTGCCTATTGCTTTATAAACCGCCTGAGCAAACTCCTCTGCCTCCGGGTTGTAAAGTTTTTGCAGGACTGCACCTATTTGTTCTGTTTGCTTATATTGTTGCGTAATCGACTTCCCAGGTGGGCATGTGCGTGGTCTTTCATTGCTGCCGCCCACCTGGGCGTCGGACACCTTCGGGTTTGTTGTCGGGTTATGGTTGATTTGGTCTTGTCCTTTGCCTGTGGCTGCACCTGTTGCTTGTTTTTTAGAGTTGGCTTGCCTTTTATTTCTTTCGGGTTCTTTACCCGTTTTTTTATTTACCTTAGAAGAATTCCCGTTTCCGATTTCCGATTTACCTTTATTTTTTAAAGGCGCTCGCTTTTTCTCGGATTTTCTCGTGCGCGCACGAGATTTTTGTTTTCTGCCTTTTTTTCCTCCCTTATTATCATTCACAGACAAATCGAATTCAGGCATTAAAATTCTCTCAATCAGTCCGATTTGCTCGAGCTCCCGGAATATTTTGCCGGCCTCTTTTACCTCCAATCCCACCCATCCGGCAATCTTGATTATTCCCGCCGGCTCAAAGTGTTCATCCAGTATGTACCCGCGAAAGGCCCTGCTGTAATTCGCCGCTATCTCGAGCAGGTCCATAAATACCGCCAGCAATATATGCCGTCTTTGGCTTGCCTTGCATGCCGCTATCTGCCTTTTGAAATTTATCGATTCATCATCCTGCCCGCTGCCGACATAATACCGGATATAAATCAGGGGCTTTTGCCTGTCGAACCGTATGTTGTCCGGCAGTTCGAATCTTTGCCGGAAACGAAATATCCTCCAGACTTTTTTCGCACGTCTCTTTGTTTTCATATTACCTGCTGTTTTATTTATAAATCTTATTCGATATCCGAACTTTAGGCCGCCGACTCAATCGCTGCCAACTGGATTGAAAAAGTCAAATAGTAACAATTTTGCCTCGCGACTCTTTTTTAGGTTCGGCATTTCTCTGCGCAAAAGTCTGGGCCGCCTTACTGTTTTGGCAGATTGTTTATGACAGCCGTTTGTTCGGACGGTTTTTTCTCATCCGGCCCCTTATTGAAATAACTTACAAAAACCATCGATAGAATAGACGCTATCGCTTCCGGCGTAAGTTTTCCTACAATCGAGCAATATGCAAATATCCCGCCGCAAACCACCGTCAAAATCCACCGACCGCTAAGTAATTTATTGATACACATAAAATTATCCTTGTTATTGACTGCACTCTTTCCAGTTGGCTATTATTTGGGTCTGCCGGCTCTCAATTTATTTAAGGTGCCGGCACAGGTACGCCTTTTGCTGCCAACGCTGCTTGCATTGCTATCTTAGCAATGTCACCAAATTGCTTTATGGCCTCGACAGCAACTGGACTGGTAGAACTGTCTATTGCACCGGCCTTCACTGTAGTCTTGCCCTCAGGATCAAGGGATGCTGCTAAATCTGTCCCTTTAATATCCTGTAATGCCGAACCAAGTTTAACATCATATTCAAGTGAAGAACCATCAGCCAAGGTCTTTTTGACGTGCATATTTTGGGTTGCACAACCAGCCACAACCACCATCACCATAAACAACATCATAACCAACATTAACTTCTTCATAAATTTGCCCTTTCAAATTAAGTTTTTTATTTCTGTTTCAAACGATTTTCTCTCATTTTTTCCGCCAGTCTCGGCCTGATATCCTCGGGTAGACTGACCGGCCTATGTAATGCTTTTTCCGCTATTTTCCTGTACAGTTCAGCATTAAACAGCAGATTTGCAATAAAAGCATTATTTTGGCTATTTTGCGTTACCAATTCATCCGCTATCTGTCTCCTGAATTTCTCGTCGCTGATTATGTGAATCCCTAATATCTGCATTTATCCCACCGCCTTTACTACGACCGCAATGAACTCCTCTTCCGGCCTGTCCATCGCGATACTATGCGCCCGGGCCATTTCCAGCGCCTTGTTCTTCGCTGCCTCGACATTCGGCATATCCAGTTCTACCTGCCCTGTCGCCTCGACCTTATGAACCTCGATTGTTACCTTCATATTATTCCTTCCGGCAATCCCTTTTCGGTATGCACATTATCTAAATTCAAAACTGTCCGGGCATCGTTGATGCATTCAATTGCATAGTCATATCCTTTGGATGATTGAGCAAAAATCTTTCCCCCATCCTGTATTATTCTCCACCACCATTTGCCGTTTTGGTCTCGTTTGTATTTTATCCGGAATTCAGGCTGTTCTTTTTTCGGCACAGATGTTTCAGTAACCTTGCATTCGAAGGTATTTTTTGATTGTTGAAACCATCCTGTAACAGTTTCAAAAAAATTAGAAAACCCCATATCTTTTCTCCTTTTATGTCATCCCCGGCAATCGTCCTTGAACTGCTGAAATCGTCAAATTGATCTCTTCGCCTGTTGCGACTAACCCGCTGAGCAGTTCCGCCTGCCCTTCGCTGATCTTGAATCCTTCGAAGCGAATATCCTGGCCTTTCTTTTTAAGGATGACCTGTTTGATACTGCATTTCGAAGTTATTTGCGGGAATGTCCCGATTGATTCGGTTGATAAGGTTTCGTTCTTGTTGCGTTCTGTGTTCTGTGTTCTGTGTTCTGTGTTCTTCCTTGCCATCATATTACCCTTTCAATATTCTGTTTCCTGAATGTACTTATCCATTTGGCACTCACCATCCCAAATAGAATATCTGATTTTTTTATAGGGACAGAAATCCGCCGGTTCTTTGTATTTTTTCGCTTCCGCTTCCGGAACGCCCCAGAGTTCCTCGTATGTTATTGGCTGGCCCATAATTTTTATCCGAATAAAGTCGCCGTTTCCGCCAATTGGCTTTTTCTGCTTTGCCTGCCGCGGCGAAGCCCTGCGAAGGCGGGTCCGTGTCCATATCGCGCCAGCACGCTTCCCGCGGCGCTGGCATTTAATCTTTCCACAACCGGCCTCTCCGCTGCCTGCCGAATAAACTGCCTTCGATATCTGCAACTTGCGCATTTGTCAGGGATAACAATCGCGTGCGATCTATCCGGCTGCCGGACCCATCCCGCCGGGCACCTGTAATCGCCTTGGACCATCCAGAAGTGATATGTCTTTGCTCTGCCTTCCCAGAAGCCGTTATACATTCCAATATCCCTGATAAGACCCAGCTTGACCAATTCATTGCGTCTGGCTGTGACCTGGTTGATTTTCCATGCCCTCCTGAACTCCCGCGGCTTTAATGACTTCTGCTCTTTCTGATTGAGCGCCTCGAGGAGCCGCAGGTCGTGTGCCGGCCCGATTTCCTCTAAAAGTTCAAGGACCGCCAATTGGTCCGGCTCGAGCCGGCGATTGACCTTCTCCAGCGCCATCAAACTCGTATCTTTTACCGCCGTTTCCATTAGTCAATTCCTGCCGTGCTTCCTTTAACCTCATTTTTTTAACTTCATCTTCGAGTGCCGCTACCGCCTCATTTTCCGTCCCGAAAAATCCAAGTGATATCCATCTGCCATCAGCATCTTTTTTCTGAACTTCAATTTCTGTTGGGTAATTAAATCCATTTTGCTGTTTAAAATATCTCTTTAATCTGACCTGCTTGAAAAGCGATGATACCTCTCTCGGTTTGCCGTATGGACCATAACCATCATCTTTGCACCATCTAAATCTCCTGTCTTCTCTGTTATATCGCCCGCGTTTAATTCGTTTTCTCTTTGCAATTGCCCTGCCCTTTTTAGTTTATGTTCCTGTTTTCCCATTGCGTTTCGCAGAACCGCCTGAACCGCTCGCCGCATTTGTCCATTTCCGCCTTGCTTAATTGTTGCCCTGGTGTTATTGCATCGAGCCAGAAAAGATGCTCCGTAATTTCAAGTTCAGTTGCTTTGCACATCGGCGGGACCAGCATAGCGCAGGGATTTGTCATCATTGCCCATCGTTGCTGCAGGATTTCGTTTTGTATGTCCATTTATGACGCCAATTTTTTCCTATAGACAATTCTTTCAAAGCAATAACTTCCACATTTGATGCACTGTTCAGGCATCTGTTCCTGATAATATTCGGCGCTGCAACCGTAACAATCCCACCGGACAAACTGATGACCATAAAGCAAGGTTTTTTCGGCCTCGGCGGCTTTTTCCTGCGCTGTCTCAAGAATAGTTGCTTGCTGCAGTCTCGCCTGTTGTTTTTGCAGTTTCTCCGCCTCTTTCTGTGCTTTCAATAAGACCCGTGCTTTTTTCATCCGCCTGATTCGACAGGTCTTTTTTCGAGACTCAATGGCCTTCTTTTTCCAGCCCGGCCTGTTTTTCTTCATTAGGTTTAGATTGCCTTTGCGGTCAGTGGCTTCAAGATTTTCAGGATTATCATTCATGCTGTCGCCATCTGTATGGACGACCAAGCATCCTTTAGGCAGCGGTCCGTGAATTTTCTCCCAGACATATTGGGCGTATGGAATCCACTTGTGCCTGTTGGGTGTCGGTCCTGCAACCGCAATCATCCGGTATGGTCTGTCCCGCTCGGATTTATGGATTGTGATTGTGCCGAGTTCTTTATGGTTTGCCGGCAGGTGTCCTTTTTTGAATTCCGTCGCCGGCGAAAGATGTATCCCCTTCGGCGGCCTGTATAAGTTTTTCTGTCCCGGATAAAATCGCGTCTTGACCCCGCCCTGGGCGAGTTTGGCATTGCGAATTTGCAGCCATTCATCCTGCGGGATTTGCGAGTGAATCGCCTTCATCATTGTGTCATACCCGCAGTGGTATTCGGCTGTCAGTTTAGTTAAAGTGCATTTGGTATTGCGCAGTTTGCATGCGATTTTCCCCGCATCAGCCATTACTTTGTCAACATTTCCGCGATACATTTGGCTTCCCTGCCATAAAAAACTTAAAAATTAAAACTAAAAACCAAAAATTCACTTTTACAATTTTGCACTTTACACCTTAACTTTTGAACTTTTTTTGCGGCTCATCCCAGAAATTCGCCTGCGCAGATTTGGGCACATTTATTCTTATTTTTATTCCCATTTTTATTCTTGTTGCTCTAAGAACTTGTTGTAAAAATATTTAACATTTATCTTCCAGTTTTTGTTGCCCTTTGAGTCAACTGATGCCGGGCAGTATCTATCGCCTAAAAAATCTATGAACTCCCCCGGCCTGCCTGCGAATTCCCACCGGCATCGATTTTTGACGATCGTCGCCGCCGCCCAACCCGCCTGAATATCCAAACTTCGCTGCGGTTCTCTTTCTATTGCCGCCCGGCATAACCGGTGTTTAATTCCGAACTCCCTGCCCGGGCCACCGTTCTCCGCCCTTCGAATTGCCAGTAGGATAAGAAAATCATCTCCCCTGCAGTTGTTCCTTTCCGCCGCTCGGGCGATAATCTCCAATTCGTCCATTTGGGTTTCAATCGGTTCGTGAACCTGCACCTCGACTGCCCCGAGATAGCATTTCTCCGGGCACGAAAGCATCGCCATTAGTGCACATAAAATTGCATTGATTATTTTCATTATATTTTTCCCCATTTAGCATTTTTGCTTTTTGGTATGGGTACAAAAGGACAAAATTTGGGATTAGGCACTGGTTTGCCTTTGACAATCAATGTACAACCATACGAATTGCAAACTTCACACTGAAATACTGTCAAAGAATTCTTTTTTGCCATTTTCCCCTTTCTTAAAATTCCCCCTTCGGGGCGCTTGGCCGCCCCGAAGGGTTGCTCTAATTAGGAGGTGTATGTCTGACGGCCGGAGTTTTTGCCCACCGCCGGCTGGGGCGTTTTCATTTATTATTTCTGATTTATGATTTTTCATTTTTCATTTTACATTTTAATTTTCTTATAAATTGCAGCGGGGCGGTTATGCCTCAAACAATATTTTGGCTATCAAAATTAAAATATATGCAGGTATACTTCCGGCCCCACAGCAGACGGCACGAATGATGCCCATTGCCACTAAAAAATTGTTAATCTGCCAATTATTGAGTGCTTGCATTATCCCACCGTATAACATTACGAAAAATACGAGCCATACCCCCAAAACTATTCCGCTGACAACAAGAATCAATTCCATAATAAATTTGTACCATTTTTGTATATCCAT